ACTACGGTGATTTGGTCATTTGTTTTCATGTAAACCCCTTAATACGGCCCAAAAGTTGGGCCAACATAATCTTGCGCAAAATAGTCGCTCAAAACATACGATTGAATTCGAATTGACATCTGATCATAAACAAACGCAGAGTCTTTCGCAACATACCCATCAACAAGATACCCCGCTACTACGTAACGACTAGTTCCAACCGGCTCTAGTAGTAAAACTGTTTTAGCACTAACATCAATAGGGTTTGAAGTTTCAGCCAACAAACGCGCAAATGACGTTTGTTTTGTTAATGTATCAGTTGTACTAGCAGAATCGCTTGCGCTTTTACCGACGTCTCGCAATTGCGCATCATTGATTGAAAAGATATCTGTAAAAGGTTTAGTGATGCTGGCGCTGTATAAATCACTAGTTAATACCTGATCAACTGTACGCTTTTGAAATCCGTATTCAAGGCCGTCAATTAACGTAGATGAGTCAACCGCAAACGCGCTGTCACTAAGAGTTTTGGTAACTCCAAAAGCAGTAGTGTCTACTAGACTAGCAAAACTAGAAATTAGTTTCACCATACTTAATGCTGTTTGGTCAGATAACGTTTGAGTATCTGCTGCCGAAACAATTTCAACAAAAAATCCAACAATAGCGTCAGCCTTGAGTAAGACATATTGCGCGTCGGTGCTAAGAGTGTCAAAAGCAACTTCCGCTCGTAACTCAATATAGCTAATGGCCGCATCCAACAAGTCAGCGTGAAGACCAGCAGCAAGTTGCTGCGCAGTTATTTCACCATGCAGTTTAATCTGACTGGCAAGGGCTGCAAGCTTAACAATGGACGGTTGAATTAACATTAGAAGTCTTCGCGCAGCTTAAACTTTAAAAGATCGTACACAGTTTGGGTACCAGCTCCCGAAGCAAATGCTACTTGGATTTCACCTTCGTAGTCACCCGGATCGCCAGCCATGGCTAGCGTGGTCATACTAAATACAACTAGACCTGCTGCGCCGTTAGTTACAGTGCCGGTTATAGTATCTTGTAGAATTGTTGCTCCAACTTTACGAAACTTTAGCAACACGGTTGCGCCGGTAATATCAACAATATTGCCTGTATTTTCGTCAGTAATTGTTGCCTGTACTTGAGGGCGATCAACGTCACCTTGAACTAGTTTTATTTTTTCAGCCATGGTTTGGAGCTCCAGACGTACTTGGTGCAATAGAAGTTGTGCCTCTTAGCTCAGTGCTAAGTGCTGTTGTGTAGAGAGCGTAGTGCGCCTGAGCACGACTTGCGTTAGCTGTAGACTCAGCGTCTTTACTAAACGCACGAAACAAAATGTAGTCTGCAAGCGCATTTGCAAAGATATCAGCAACGCTTATATTACCACTCACTGCTGTGTAAAGGGTATTGTCGGCGGGCTCAGTTATGTCAGTTGGGTACGCTGAGTAAACTGTCGAAAGCTGAGCCAACGTAGTCGCTGGCGGATACACATAAAAAACCCTAGGGTCAATTGGGTCGTACATGTAGTTTGAGATGTTAACGCTAGCAGTTGCAACATGCCACGATGGGCTTATTGAATCAAGCATTTGGCGATTAACTTTGCGAACAACCTGTTTGCTACTTGTTGCTGCAACATTTTGCACAATGTCTATGAGCTTAGATGCTGCAGCAGGCAAAGTTTGCCTTGTACCCGATACACAAGTAAGCGTAGCGGTTGTAGCAGTGGCATCAGGGCGGTAAACCGTAATGTCTCGTTGGCCGTCATTAAGGTAACGTACAAGTTCGTTTGTTGCCCAGCGGACAGCTCCAGCGTCTTGCAAAGTGCCTACGACCCGAAGTAAAACTGATTGTGCGGAAGTAGTCATTTATAGCCTTACACAAATGGGCGTGAACGAACGCGCATAGAACCACGAACATGGCCGTAGTTCCCCTCTATACGAGAGTTTGTAATGTGACGAGCCGTTTCCATCTGTACCTGCGCAGCGCGGGCGTAGTTAGTAAAAGGCTGATCTGGAAGAAGCATAGCCCGATAGATTGCTCCCGACACAACAGGCTCGATCCAACGGTTATACAAGTCGTCTTCAAGCTGCGTAGCTGTCATAGCCGGGCGCAGCGCAACTGTTGTTACTAACGTATAAACATCATCTGGAGTTGGCAAAAGTCGAAGAACAAACTGCGAGTCTGTACGGTCTACATAAAAAGAACTAGGGATGCCGGAATCTACGGGTAAGTACCTAGGAAAACTTTCGGCCATGTCGCCGACAAGAGGGATACCGTCTGCAGTTACGCCAAGAACACGACTAATAATTAGTTGAGTAGACGGACTATCTAAGTCGTATTCACCAATATCGGCAACGGTAGAAATTGAATCGAGGTTCTGCCTGAGAACCTGCGATTTTTCACAAAACTCAATAGCGGATGTCAGCAACATTTGATCCACCACCGGCTCGGGACAACCGGGCAAGTGGGGCAGAATGCGCGAATAAAAAGCACTAAGAGCTTTCATGACGTACCTTACAGTTCGATCTGAGGCTCAGCGGGAACTTCGGTAATCTCAGGTTCAGGCGCTGCCTCAACGGATTCTACCAGTTCAGTAGATTTTTTGCGAGACTTTGATGGTGTTTTTGTTTCGTCAACATTAGACTGCAAATCAGCCAGAATCTGGCCTTCTTCTGTGTACACCCAATCGTGCTCAACTAAACGAGCAAGAATGACAATTTTTCCGTCAATGTTGGCGCGAATCTTGTTGTTCAGGGTTTCGCCACCAAGGCGAGACATAAGCTCAAGTGCGTTCATTCAATTCTCCATAAAGTAAAAGGGACTCCGAAGAGCCCCTTTATTGTGCCACCAATTAGGCGCTGAGAACAGCGCCCCAGTTTTCACTGCCCAAGCTAATGTAAGCACCAGACATGTTAGCAGCCAAAGCCTTAGCAGCATTAGCAGAACCGTTGTTGATTTTGCCGCCAGTTGCAGGGTACACGTTTAGTGCAACACCAGAACTGTTAACAACATAAACAATTTCGCCAAGGCCGTAGCCTGCAGGCAACATAACGCCGTCGCTGGCATTGCCAGTAGTAACGTAGTTAATAGCAGAAGTCAAGACAGTAGCACCGGCTTGAGTTTGAGTAGTACCAGCTGTTGCAGCTTCGTAGCCGCCAAGCGTGCGACCAAATTGAGTCGAATAAGTCATTTTAAATCTCCAAAATAAAAGTTAAAAACGGGGGCCGAAGCCCCCACTCTATTAGCTGGCAGAGCCAACGATAGCAGTGACCAAGGCTTCTGGCTTAACAGTCTTGCGACCGTACACCGCCAAACCACGGACGATATCGCCGAAGTCAGTCTGGTTACGCAAAGGCTCAGTCTTGTTCACGGTCATGGCAAAAGACATTGCTGCCTTAGTACCAGCGACCATCAAACGACGAGCTTTAGCGCTAGCCACAGCACCGCCGGTGGCGGGATCAGTCAAACCAGCTACCAAAGCCTTGCCTGCTGCGCCGCGTGGGAGCAAGTTAGACACGTAAACTGTGAAACGATCCAACATACCGATCTTGCCGCTACGGATGGTCGACTGAGCGTCGCCAGTGAAGTAGGCTTGAGCGATGTTAGATTGCATCAACAGGTGACGGTCGAAGGGGCTGATAATCAACCAACGACCATCTTCAGGAACGTTCTGCTCGTCCAAGACTGTAGACATGCGCAGGATACCCTTCAGCACGTTTTCAGGAGTGGCTTGGTCAATAGGAGTTACGTCAGTGCCCAAGTTGTAGGCAGCAGAAATAGCACCAGCAGTAGCGCCTTCGTTAGCAGCAGCAGGGCCTTCAGTGACCATGTTGTTGAAGAAAACTTCGTTTTCGATAGAGATTTTCAACTGCTTGGCAGCGTCTTCTGTGAACATGTTCATCAAGTTCATGTCAGACTGGTATGACAAAACGTCGTTCACTTGAACGCCGAAGTACTTACCCTTGTTGACTTGCATATCTTGGAAGATAGGAGTAGGGACTTCGTAAGACAAGTTCTGGCCAACAGTGTAGTCAGAGATGCTGATTGAAGGAGCCAAACGGATACGGATGGTATCGCCTTGGTTCTTCAACTCGCCTTCGTAATCGGTGTTAGCGATTTCAGACAACATTGTGTTTTGGTAAAACTTGGCCAGCAATTTGCCAGACCACAGGGTGGGGATAAACGCACCGGAGTACGATGTGCTCGTATTAAACGGAGCTTGGACGGGATATACAGCAGCCATTTTGGCCTCCTAAAAAATAACAGGTTGGGTTTCAACGCTGTAACACGGATCACGCAGTTACGCGACCTTCCATGTATGCAGCATCAATTTCAGCTTCAAGTTTCTTTGCCGCGTCGATTTGCCCTTTAGTCCCCAAGTCTGTTGCTCTACGAAACATCTTTTCAATGTCAGCGTTGCTGTAGACCTTGCCTTTTGGAGAGGCACTGGGGGCGCTTGAGGCACCACGATTTGGCTGAATTTGACGTTCAAGTTCGTCGGTTTTATCGGTTTTGCGCTCCACGGGGGCAATGCTCTGTTGGAACATCGTTACGTAGTGTGCAACTCCTTCAGCGTCGCCTCGGTTAAACGCTTGTTGTGCAACAGTAGATCGTGGCGCTCTGAGTAACGGATCAACTTCGTTTAACCACGCAATCCACTTGGGATCAACGTTAATATCACTAAAGTTCGGCACCATACGGTACAGACGTTGCTCAAAACTTGCTTCAGATACCTGAGTACCGGTCGTGTTCAACTGCTCTCGCAATTGCTCATTCTCGACTCTCATGGCGTCTAATTCGCTACGAAACTCTGCTGCCACTTCGCGGGCAACCTTGCGTTGGACTTCAATTAAGTCCTCGCCAAATGCTTGAACATCAGCATCCGTAACCAACTTCTCAGCAACTGCAGGCTTCTTCGTCTCGACTGGTTTGGCTTCTGAGGCTTTTTGGAGTTTGTCCAACTGAGTCTTAAAATCCCGTAAGTCGGCGTGTAAGCGTGGCACTTCGGCGTCATATTTGCCTTTTAGGGCAATATAGCGGCTCTGCCATGTCTCTTCAGCTATAACTGGTTCTGTCGGTTCTGGCTTTGTTTCAACAGGTTTTTGCTCCGCAACGGTGGGTTCAGGTGTCGAAGTATCAGCTGGAGGGTCTTCTGTCGTTTGCGGCTCCGGGTTCGAAGGCGCTTGGTTTTGACTCTCAGCTATTTGTTTTTCGATCTGTTCCAGTTCACGTAATTGAGCTTCTACTTGTTTCGGCAATGCCATTTTAAATTTCCTTTAAAGCGCCAACTCTGCATTTCGGGCGTCGGGGTTACCGGTGTGCCGTCCAACATAATGGTTTGCTAGGACTACAAAAATCGGGTCATTTGACCCGGTCGAAAATCTCGTGCGATTTTTCAACCGCCTCGAGAAAATCTGCTAAAACCTCAGCGCGACCTTGAAGTCGGTGTATTCGTACTGAATCTTCTGCAAGAATCAAGGAGTCTTTTGTCTCCTCAAGTTTCTTACGAAACAAATCCAATAGAGCACCATGTTCTTCTAGCTTGCAACGATATAACGCTTGCACATGCTGTCGATCGGGCTTTTGGCCTATAAAAATCTTCATATGTTGATTTTATACCACTGCTCTTTTAAACAGTCAACAAAAGTTTTTAAATTCCGTTAGGGCGTGGTGACATCATGTTACCTTCGCGCCCGCCTACTTGACTTCCGTCAGGTAGCGTATTTTGTGGAGCAGGGCCTTGTGTCATACCGGGAGCAGCCGGTGCGCCGGGTGCGCCGCCCTGAAGTTCATTGGCAATCATTGCTAACTGTTCTTGAAGTTGCGCATTCTGCTGCTGCAAAGTTTGCATGGCGGTTAGCGTAGGACGATCAGGAACAATACGATTAACGTTGCCGCTTAGACTGCGAGCTTGTTCGCGTAAGAGTTCGGCAGCGCCATCCATCCCAACGATTTGCTGCGCAACAGGGCTGTTAAGAACAAGTTGCAAGAACTCGTTGCGACGAATTGCTTCGGCTTCTTTAACAACCAAACTAGTCGCGCCTTTAGCTACTGCTTTGACGTCGCCGATCAAATCGGGGTCTTTGCTGTAACGCAAATTGTCTTGGTACAAACGCTCAATCGACGGAACAATCACAGATCGATCGATGTTGCTAATAACTTGTTTGATACCCTTGCCAGCGTTAGAGATCAACATGGACAAGCCAGATGATGTACGTCCTGCGCCGGGTGTGTTCTCACCAGTCATGTAACGAGGAATCATTGTGTCCTCATCAGCGCGGGCAGAGAATTTCTCAAACACTGCCATCAACTCATTGGCGTTGCTGTTTGGCTGATAAAACGTCAGCGGCTGTGAGCCGTCATTAAATTCAGAACTCTGAAACTGCCAGATTTTCCATGGGTGCATTTCAGTGATATCTTCACCGGGCGGTAAGCGCGAAACATTTACACCCACCTGCGGGCCAGAGGAGATACCCATGTTGTTTGCTAAAGCACGAGCTGAAGCGTTCACCATGTTCTGGGAATCACGGCACAAGTCCGCAACGCCTTTACCAGCAACGGCTCCGGGCACTTTCTCGTATGAAGTAACGTAGTATGGTTTGCGACCCAGAGGGTCGTAGTTTAGCACGGCGCGGATCACGGTAGAGCCTACCAACCATACTTCGCATGGGTAGCTCAAATCAGGATCGGGAATCTCTTTTGCAGACAAGCCCCAAGTGAGCAAGTCACTACCCTTTACACTGTCCCACATCTGCAACGCATCAATCAGGTCGGTTGTAAAAATAGTCTGCGTTGTGTCTTTGCCTTCAGCCGTAGCCTGCGCACTATCTGTCCACAACCATTCGTTTAAATTGCCGTAGTCAAAGTCTTTAAGCACGGCGCGAATGGCGTCGTTGTTATAGCCCGGCACGTCAATCAGTGCTTGTAAATCTTCTTGCGTCATGCGGTGACGCTCAACGATAAATCCTTCTTGTACATCCGAGCACCATGGAGCCCAGTAGAACATAAACGGATCAACACGCTCCCACTCGTTGGTAATTTCTTCAGAAGGCGCAAGCTCTCCGTTCTGCCATGCCATGGTTTTGCGTTTACGCTTTACAGGCCCTTTAAGAACGGCGTACGGAAAAGTAACAACGTCATCCAGAAATGTATTTAGCGCATCTGTCCAACCACCCTCAATGAGTTGGTCTTCCATCTTTAATTCCATGCGGTCAACACGCTCATTAGCTTCTTCGCGCAGGCGGCGCATAGCCGCGTCTTTCATCTGCTGTGCATTTTCACGAAGTTGGTTTGGATCAGGAATCTGTCCACCTTGTTCCATTACTGCCTGCAACTGCTGCTGCATGCTAGCCATCAATTCATTAATTAACTCAGGCGGCAGTGTTGGCTCTGGCGTTGCCTCAAGGCTCCAAGGTTTATCTGTACCTGTACCAAGCAAAGTATCACGCAGCCAACTCGTAGCAGCGCGGCATTTCACAGAGGTCAAGTTAATGTAAATGTCTGAGCCGCCCTGACGCTTAATCTCAGCTAACTTGTCCGGGTTGTATTCACCGTTACGCTGCCGTAGACAATCAAGCATGCGCTCTTCAATTGTTCGTTTGGCTTCACGAGCAGACTCCCAGCGCTTTCGTGCGTGCGCAGCCAGCCCTTGGATAACAGGCGTAGCCTGCATCTCTGTGTTGCGTTTTTGAGATTCCCGCTCCAAATCGCGGGAACGAGCTACTGGGATGAGTGCGATGCCTGAAGCCATGAGATGTCCTTAAATCCTTGGGATTCCGGGGCCGGGGGCCGTAGCACCGGCTATGTAGATGCCCTCAAACTCAGCAGACACATTAGAAGTTCCTGCTGAAGCAATTGCCCTAATTTCAATGTCTGTCTTTTCAGCAAAAGCAAGCGGTGTGTGCAGATCAACCACGAAGTCTCCGTTGCCGGGGGTACGCGCTGAACTTTGTATTCTAAACACACCACCCAATGGGCGTTGAATCAATTGAAAGTTGGTTGATGCGTTTGCGGTTGAGTTTGCAGATGTAAAGAAAGTTCCCATTAAATACAAGGTATAACCTGCGGGTACAGTCCAAAATGCCATTTGCGTTTGGTTTGCACCAATAGCAATCATGCCGTATACAGTTGCTGGTACGCCCGAAGTAACAGTGCCAGTGCCAGCGTAGATAGTTCCTACGGCAGTTGCACCAG